CTTCCCGGACTAACTGAGTCCCAGAAGGAGAAGTTTCTCTCTGCCATTGATCCTAAGAAAGAGGACGGACTTTCTCTAGAATTCCGCAAGGAATTCAAGAGAACTGTCACAAGAACAATTCGCAGGAGGCCTATTGCTGTGAAGCATAGGCCCCTAGTGACTTATTCGGGATCTCCGAATAAGAAAGCTCCGAGTCTATTTGGTAGAAAATCAGTCCCTCAGTGTGAAGGGATTCTCAACGATGTTGAGATTTTCAACACAACTGAAGGACAACGACTCTACCAGGACTTTAGTGGAATTTATCGACCACTATTGTCCGGTCTCAAACTCCGCCGGAACTTCTTAGACTATATTGCCAGTAATGGCAGTAAGTCCTTGGAGTATGCTCCTTTAGGGGGTGAAATTCACTTCCTACAAGAGCCCGGAGGAAAATTGAGATCAATTGCCTCGCCTTTCCGAATCCATCAGGAGGCACTTTACCCGTTGGGTAAATGCATCTATGATTTGGTTCGGTCACTCCCTTGGGATTGTACCTTCGATCAGTCGAAGGCAATTCCCCACATTTGTTCACACCTCGCAGGGGGTGGTCAGGTCCATTCTATTGATTTGTCTTCAGCGACAGATCACTTCCCCTTATCTCTCCAGGAGGATGCTCTTAGGAGCATCTTCTTTGAAGAGGATTGGGACCACATTAATCTTTTCATCAAGATTAGTCGTGGTATTTGGAAGTCACCTATCGGTGAGTTGAAATGGACGAAAGGGCAACCACTTGGATTATATCCAAGTTTTGCTTCTTTCACTCTGACACATGGTTTACTACTACACCATTTAGCTGGTTGTGATTATCACAATCAGTTCTTTGTTGTAGGTGATGATGTAGTTATCCTTGAAGATGAACTCAAGGACAAGTACATAACCATGTTAGAACAAATGGGCTGTCCTTGGTCTACTGATAAATCATTGTCTTCCAACAGACTCGCTGAGTTTGCTGGTGAGATAATCACTCCAACTATGGTTTTACCACAGTTGAAGTGGAGGAGGATATCTGATGATAACTTCCTTGATATTTGTAGACTTTTGGGCAGCAAGAGCCGCAGCCTCCTCACAAGGAGGCAAAGGTGTGTCTTTGACCAAGTTGCTCACTTATGTGAGCCCATTGGTCTAAATCAATCTCTTCCAGGTGATAACCTTGAAAAGATGATTATGAGGACACAATCCTTTTACCGACCTGTTGAGGTTGTCTTAGGTGCCCTTATGGGCCTAAGAAAGAAGTTAAACCTTGCGGTTTATACTTCTACTGAAACCCTTGACTCTGATGAGTTAAGGGATCTTTCAGAAACCTTCGACGAGAAGGTTAAGGAAGTAATGATGCAAACAATCTTTACCAATTGGCAACTGGCACTTGCTATTGGTATTGATGCTTTTGCATCCTTACCCGAGGCTCTTGGTATAAAGCCAAGATTACCTCTTCAGGAGAAATTGCCCTCACGGGTAACTTCCTTGATGTGGTATGAACGGCTTCTTTCACAGAAGACCATTGCATGACCC